CTAATCTGTGATCCATCAGCCAGTCTTTGTGTACCAGCTGTATTAGTTGCTGTTGGTGTGTATGTATTTATATCCTCTTGGTCGGAGAATCTAATAAACATATCATCTTGTGTTGATGTATCTCCAATAGTTGTTTCTGTTCCATAAAATACTAAGTGACGATCCGGTGTAGATACAACCATGTGTCTTGATGCAGTTGGTGCACCAGTAATAATTGCAGCTCTAGTTGTTTCTGCATTTGTTGCTGCAGAATCCCAAGAAAAAACAGCACTGTCATGTATTAAACAAATTGCTTTATCACCAAAATTATCTAGTGACCACATACCTGGTTCTAATACTAAGTCTCCAGATGCTGCCTCACCCCATGCCACAAAGTTTGTTGTGCTTGTTACAGTTGCTCCACCACTATGTGCAGCTTTTGTTGTACCTCGTACTTCTCTGGTTACACCTGTAAGTTCATTACCAGATATACCTGTATAAGATATTTCCTCAGTGCCTATTTTTATAAAATTTGTTCCTGAACTAGGAAACTGTGATACATCTCCTAATATAATTCCTGTTGTTACAGAATCAGTAATACCATTTGTTAATGTTGTTGTAGGTTCCCCCGCTACTTCACCACCCCAAGATCCAAGAGACCAACCAAAACCTTTTGCTTGCACTGCTGGTCCAACAGGATAGTAGTGTTGTACTCTAATACCACCCGATGTTGTTGCACCAGACCCAGACTCATTTGATGGCATTGTGATTGTAATAGTTGAGCTTGTTGGTACAGTGGTTACCATAAATTTTTTATCATTAAAATCTGCTGCTGCAAAATTAGAATTAGTTATTGTAGAAAAATTATCTAATAATATTATATCTTGTTCTCCAATATTGTGAGGGCTAGAGAAAGTTATTGTAACAGATGTTGATCCATTGGTCGTGCTAAACGCACTTGTAAGAGTTGTCGTAGATTTTATAGGGTGTATGTCATAAAACACGCCACCCGAATATGCATATAAAATTCTGTTTGTTCCAATAATTGCATATTTTCTAGCTTTACTATTTACAAAATGATGAAGACCTCTGCCTGCACCTGTAAGTGCATCATCTCCTAGTTGTTTCCAACCACCTATTTTTTCTGGAATACCATATCTAAATCTAACATTATCACAGTCTATCCACTGTCCTTCTGCTCCTGTAGCCGAAAGTTGTTTATTTATACCTGGCTGAAAACCTATTTTTTGTAGCATATAACCTCATTATATTACATGTTCCTTATTGGTGGAACACCTAACATTGGCCTTTTGTCGAACCTATTCTCTTCAGCAAAAGGACCATTTACATGGTTATAATGAAGGAATACTTGACCACAAACATTACCTTCAAACGGTTCTCTCCAATGCTCTAATTCACATCCACTATATACTAGCATATCTCCTACTTCAAGCAAGACTTTGGTGCCTTTGGGTGCATTGGGCTTATGTATGTTTTTATACTCGTCTATGACGCTGTCAGCCCCCGTACCGTCGATAAATATGGGCCAGGGATCTCCGCCTAGGTTTAATGTAGTAGATATCTCACATGAGGGTCTATCTTTGTGTCTTTTTAATTCATCACCTTTTTTATATATTCTAGCGTACGAATATGTGGGTACCAAATTAAGTCCTGTTTCTTTAGCCATAACTGGTAACATTTTAACAAGTAAAGTTTCCATAGCAAAATCTGCATAATGTGAATATGTGTTAGGTATCTGTTGATCTGTCCAAGTGCCTAACATACCATTGTCGTATGTAATATTGTTTTGATACATCCAACCAACAGCCTGACGTTTAAGTAAAAAATAATTAAATACGAAATTAGCCAATTCGTATGATACCGCCCCTTTAATTACTTGAAATTTATTGAAAGCCATTTTGTATAAAATTAAAACTTACTGATATTCTTATATCATTTGATAAATTAGGTTCAACACAATGCCAAAGATAAAAAGGAAACATTATAATTCTACCTTCTAATGGTTTTAAACGTACTTCTCTCCATAAATGTTTAGGCGGTTGTTCTTTTTTTCTAGTAGGCATATTTAATTGCACACCTGGTCTAGGATCATTACAAACTAGATCACCAGAATTTTCTGGTGCTTTTATATAATATACTCCACTAAATAAACTATTAGGATGTATGTGAGGAGCATTGTATCCACCTGGTGGGTTTATATTGGCCCACATATTACCTAACACAGGTTCTCTATCTAGCCATTCTTCTTGCCATATCTCTTTCATCATTACAAACAATTCATTTACCAAAGGTTGAAACACAGGTATTTTATGCATATTAGTTTCAGAATGCCAACCATTACGATTTGTTTTTTGAACACCCGGATCTCGTTTAGACCATTCAATTATTTCATTAGCGAATAATTGATTATCTAATTTTATGTCTTTACCATATATAGTAGTTGGAAAAAATTGCTCTTTAATCATTTAAGTGGTTTACCTCCAAACCAAACAACTAAAGATTGTCTCATACCTCTAGTTACCGGTTGTACTCTATGATTTATAAAAGATGCAAAAACTATTGCATGCCCTTGTTTTAATTCTGCAAACCTACCTGGTGCCATAAGTTCTAAATGACCACCTTCAAACTCTGATGGATCATTTAATAAAAGAGTCATTGATATCTTTCTAACAGGTGGTTCATGTTGCATGTTTACATCACAATCCATATGCCAATCATAAAAACCTCCTACAGGATATTCTGTAAATTGAGCTTGTTCTGTAACTCTAATATCATCAAAACCAAAATGATTTAAATTTGCCTTTTGAATAAATCTATCTAAATCTTGATACATATGTCCCATTTCTTTAAATGGTATCCATGATATTGTTGTGATTCTTTTTTTAGTATCTACTCCACCTTCAGGTTTATTCATACCAACTTGTGCTGTTTGTGGTGGTTGTCTTCTTCCACACTCTATAATTTGTCTACACTGATCTGGTGTAAATAGTGGTGTTGTTGTTTGTATGATCCAACTTTTCCACTTAGGTTCTTTTATAATTTGATTTTCGTACATTAACCAACTCCTCTATTTTTGATAGGGTCATATTCTACATCCATGTTTGCTGCAAGAGTTCTTCTATATCCCTCACCATTAAAAGGATATACACAGTGTCTCATGTCATATGGAAAAATATAAAAATCTCTTTCTTTTAATTCAGGTTGATAATCTACATTTGCAAATTGACCTGAAGCGGAACCTAATATTGACAATCTGCCATTTTGTGGTTGATGTGGTGATGAATATTCTACTCCAAAACTTTTTGGTAATTTTAAAATCATAACACTAGATAATCCAGTAAAAAAAGTTCCTTGATGCACATGCATTGGATTATATTCGTGTTCAAACATCTGATTAATCCAAACAGAATTAAAATGTAATCTATATTCTTTTACCTTATTCCATTCTAAATAATGTCTAAAACATTTTTCAAACCATTGTAACACATTATTTGGTAATAAATTATGTTTAATCATTTTATCAGTATCCTTACCATTATAAAATAAACTATGTTCTTTTTCTATTTTACCTATCAACTGTTTATTAGCAGGTTTTAATTCAGGATATTTTGTTTCATATATGTTATTAATAATATCATATACATCGAGAGGTACTTGATACTTTAATACCGACTGACCTAAAAATATATAACTAAAATTTAATGTGTCCATATTTCTGTCTAATCCTTTCTGGAATTTTTTCTATATAAGGGTTATGTACCTTTCTAACAAATGATCTTATGTTATGCATATTCTTTCCTACGATAGTATCGTCGTACTTTATACCATTAACTTTTACTTGTTGCAAGTCCTCAAACTTATGATTAAAATAAGGCTCACCTAAAAATTGATATATCTTTTCAAACTCTTTTTTAGGTTGTACAACTAAATCATCATACTTTACATAATGACAAAGACCTGGATAGTTATATGAATTTTTTATAGCTTCTAAATCTTTTGCAACAGCGCCTTTAGTATTCATAATCATACCTAATTTTTCTTCATCATTTTTTAAGTTATATCTATTAACAAATGCATCAGAATTTTCTGTATACCATTTTATGTAACTAGCTAATACATCCATTAAATCTCTAAGTAATACAATGCACTTAAAAGGTCTTTTAAAATATTTTTGTATCAAAGCAAAATTACCAGGTGTCATTACTGGACCTCTATCTATAATTATTCTTTGTGGCCAGTCTTTATAATAAGTGTCATACACAATATCTAATACATTATCTAAAGATTTATGATCTGGATAGTTTTGAAACACATCTGTTTCTTTTAATAAAAACAAATCTTTCATTATCTCTAATGTAAT